GGAACGCTATCAGACAGCCGTCGCCATCATCCATCACGCGGGCAAGGACGAGGGCAAAGGGATGCGCGGCAGTTCCGCCCTGCTGGGAGCCGTGGATACGGAACTCGAGTGCGTCAAGGTATCGCCGGAGGACAGCGACGACCGCGTGGGCAAGCTGACCGTGACCAAGCAAAAGGACGGCGAGGATGGGCTGATCTTCGGCTACCGCATGGAGGTGGTCCAATTGTCGGACATAGATGCGGCGGCATCTTCGCTTGCGGTCGAGCCGCTGGACGAGGCCGAGATGGCCCGCTTCGGGATAGGTCCAAAGTCTGCCAAGGCCAAGAAATCGAGGCTGAGCGGGACGGCAAAGCGAGCCCTCGCCATCCTGCAAAATGTCCTCTCGGAGCACGGACAACACGGCGTCGTGGCGGACTTGTCCCGAAATGTCCGATGCGTCCGGGAGTCCATTTGGCGCGAAACATACTTGAACGAAAGCACAGTTAAGCGGGACTCGGCCCTGAAATCGTTCAACCGTGCGAGCGAAAATCTGTGGGCTGGCGGGACAATTTCAGGTTCCGGCGGCTTTGTTTGGATTTCAAAGGCTTACGTGGATGGTGGGTGAGTGAAGTTGTCCGTTTTTGTCCGCTTCTGTCCGAAACGGACATGTTTTTTAGGTTACAGCCAAGATCCAGACAGACAGACACCCACCCTTTAGGGTGGTGTCGGTCGGGATGGAAGTTTTATCCGGTGACCGTGTTGTGTTGAAAGATGCAGGACCATCGGACTTGACGTGGTTAATTTTGTCCTAAATGATTGTCCGGGTCATATCTTTATCAGAGGTGTCGGAATGATAACGAAGGACGAGTTGAGGGCGATCATCAAGGATGTGGTTCGTGAGTTGCAGCAGGAGCGGCAGGAGCAACTGTCCGGTCGGTTGCAAAAAGCGAGAGAGGCGAGAGAGGCGAGGCGGGCAGAACGAGCCGTCGGTCCTCGCAGTGTCGTTCTACCGAAGATGACGATGATCGCGCTCGCCGCGCTGCGAGATGTCGAACCTGCCAAAGCGCCAGCGTGGCGCGCTCGGCTCATCGAGGTCACGGGGTCCAAGCCGGAAAGCGCGAGGAAGATCATCGACCGCGCTGTCCCCCGGCTGATCGAGGCAGGGATGATCGAGAACACCCTGCCTCAAGGTTTCCGCACAGTCGGTCAAAAAGACGTGGGCGCGTCTGACGACTTGCCCTGATCGATGGTGGTCAGCGCAACCGAGATGAACGTGGCGGTGAAGATGTCGAACGGCTCAAGCCGTCGCTCATCGCACCAGCGGCGGACGGTTCGGGGGTTGCGTCCAGTCAGACGCGCGAAGCCCTGCTGCGAGATGCCGCGTTCGGACAAGGCGGCGCGGAGGTCCGAAGCGGTGAGGATGTCGCGGCGATCCAAGTCAGCCTCCGAACGCGAAAGAGAGGACGACGCAAAAGGCGATGAACGCCGCGGCGGCGATCAGATCCAAGGTGGCGCGTAGGATTGGCATGGTAGGGTTTCCAAGGGTGAGGAGGGGTGAGAATGGCGAAGGGGTCTGGGAAGCGATTAGACGGGGCAGGAACGGGGTCCAAGACAATTGTGACCCCGGAGTACCTCGCAGCGTGCGAGGCTGTCAGCGAGGCTCTAAAGCCGCTTGATAGAGTGGCGGTCGAAATGGAAGCGAAGTGGGGCGTTGGGAGACTGACGCGGCTGGTTCCGCCGGACGTTGCCGCCTTGTTCGGTTCCGCCAAGGCGAAGCTGGATCAGGCCATTTTCGCGAACGACCCGGCAGAAGTGGCGAAGCGAGCCGCTGTTCTCATTCGCGGCTGGCAAAAGCTGGATCAGGTCGCGACCGAGCTGGAAGCCGACAAGCTGCCCGTGCGAACGGTCGGCGTAAGCTTCGAGGGCAAGGCGTATCTGATCGCGTGGGATAGGGCCGATGTTTCGCACGCGGCGCGCGTGTCCGGCGTCTCCCCGGAGAACGTGGTGACGGTTCATGAGCTTCTCACGGCTTACGAGGTGCTAAAGGGAAGGATTGCAGGGGTTAAGCAAGCTTTCCCCGGCGCGGAAGTGACAAGGGTCAGCATTCCGCGCGGGGGTGATGAGTTGGGGTTTTAGGGGCGCGTCACGCGCTTTCGAGCATGTGCGAAGCAATCTCGTGCCAGTTCACTTCGCCAAGGAAGGCAAGCGCGTAATCACGGGCCAAACCTTTGCTTTGCGAGTTTATAACCTCGCGGCAGTAGTGGCTTAGCTCCGCAACCAAGTCGCGCACGTTGTCGCAACCGATTTCCGCCGCGCTCATGCCGTGGATCATTTCGAGATTGACGCGCCATGTGGCGTAGTTCGTCCAGCCGTTGTGTGTTTCGTTCGTCATTGTCTTAGCCTTTCATGTTGCGCCTGTGTGGTGGCGACTTGGGGAGTGTGCGCCGCTTGTTCGGCGGCGCTTGTTAGGTATTAGGCGAAAAGTTGCAGGTGTGACTTTATCGCTGGGCCTTGAGCGTTGTTGCATATTTCCAGCAAGTGCTCGGCGTCGTCTAAGTTTTGTATCCCATGGCACAGAACTCGATCACACCCGCCAACATTATTGTTTTCTAAATAGATCGAGTAGGGCCAGCCCGACACGCCGCGAATGTGCTCGCCGTTGTCGCCTTCGCTGCCAATCTTAAACTTGCCTGCGTTCGTCATTGTCTTGCTCCTAATGTTGCGCCAGTTCGTTGGCGACTTGGGGAAGGTTGCGCCGCTTGTTAGGCGGCGCGGGGTTAGATCAAAAAAGCGGGACAACTGACCAATTGTCGAGCGACTTGTTCCGGCTCTGGTAGGCCAAGTCTCGAAGCGCCGCATGGGCGCGTTCCTCGGTCGCATATACCTTGATCTGATTGCTCCAATCGGACTTGAGCGACCGGCCTGACTTCATGCGAATGATCCACATTTTCGTTCTCCTAATGTTGCGCCGTTGCGGTGGCGACTGATGATGAATATAGGGCAATGCGCCCTATGTGTATAATCGTTTGTTCCTATCGTTTGGGCAAAATTGATAGGTGAATGAGTGGGTGACGGGATGGGCGGGTTCGGGTTAGAAATGTGCTTGTGATATTTCACAAGTTGCAAAGAGTTGAGGGCTACAGAATGGACGCGACGGAAGCCTTGCCAGTTGTGAGGGACAGCAAGGGGCGCGTGGCGAAGGGATCTGCGCTCAATCCGGGCGGTCATACCGCACGCGAAGCGAGGATGCTGCGGGATCTGCGCGCGCTCGGCCCGCGTGCGATTGCGCGGCTCGGAAAGCTGCTGGACGACCCGAACGGTTCGGTGGCTCTCGGTGCTGCCAAGGAGATCCTCGACCGTAACCTTGGAAAGGTTAAGCAACAGGTGCAAGTTGACGTTACATCAACCCACGTTTTGCATCTGGAGGCGTTACAACACCTCGCGGAGAAGAAGAAGCGCCAGGTGCTAGAAGCGCAAGCTACTGAAATCCAAAGCAATGCGACCCTTTATATAGAAGGGTTGCGCGGCAATGACGTGGTCGAGGCCGAGGTGGTTGAGCCGGATAACACTAGCGAGGCCGGAACACCCCCCGCACCCCCCGAAGGGCCGGGGGCGGCTGCAGATGCACCCACCCCACCCGCTACCCACAAAAAATAGACAACCCCCACCCCCCCCTATGGGCGTAGGAAAACCCCATGGCCCAAAAAAATACATTCATAGAATTTATCGAACTCTACGGGGACGACCCTGTGGGCTTCGTGAAGAACGTGCTCGGGGCGCAGCCGCAGCCGTGGCAGGAGGAGTTCCTTCGCAAGATCGCGAAGGGGGAGCGGCGGATAAGCGTGCGTGCAGGGCATGGCGTCGGGAAGTCGACAGCTTGTTCTTGGGCGCTAATCTGGCATCAATGCTGTAGATATCCACAGAAATCTATCGTCACTGCGCCGACGGCGAGCCAGCTTTACGACGCGCTTTTCTCCGAGCTGAAGTCGTGGCTGAACAAGCTGCCGCCGGTACTGAAGGACAGCTTCGAGGTCTTCAGCGACAAGATCACGTTCAAGGCCGCGCCTGAGAGCAGCTTCATCAGCGCAAGAACCAGCAGCGCGGAGAGGCCGGAGGCGCTGGCGGGTGTTCACTCAGAGCACGTCCTTCTGGTTGTGGACGAGGCAAGCGCGGTGCCGGAAGCTGTGTTCGAGGCTGCTGCGGGCTCGATGTCGGGACACAGCGCGACGACGATCCTGATCTCCAACCCGACGCGAAACAGCGGGTTGTTTTACAAAACGCACCATGAGCTGGCTTCCGATTGGAACCGGATGCACGTCAGCTGCATCGACAATCCGTTGGTTGCGGAAGATTTCGTTCGTCAGATTGACTCTACCTATGGCCGCGACAGCAACGCGTTTCGGATACGTGTTCTTGGCGAGTTTGCGTTGGGGGATGACGACACCCTCATCCCGGCTGATCTGGTTGATAGCGCGATGACGCGGGACATCACGGTTAGCGCGACCGAGCCGATGGTCTACGGGGTGGACGTTGCGCGGTATGGCACTGACAGGACTGCGCTGTGTAAGCGGCGTGGGAATGTCGTGATCGAGATCAAGTCCTGGGGCGGTTTGGACTTGATGCAGACGGTTGGCGTGATTGTGAACGAAGCGAAGCTGGATTCGCCGGAAGAGATTTGCGTGGACACGATTGGCATGGGCGGCGGTGTTGCTGATCGTCTTCGTGAGCAGGGCTTCAACGTGCGGGATGTGAACGTTTCGGAGAGTTCCGCGATGAACCCGAACGCCTATAGGCTTCGAGATGAGCTTTGGATGACGGTCAAGGACTGGTTGACCACTAGAGCGGTGAAGTTGCCGAAAGATCCGACGTTAAGGCATGAGCTTGTTGCACCGCGATATCACTTCCGCAGCGACGGCCCTCTCATTGTTGAGTCGAAGGACTCGATGCGGAAGAGGCGGATGCGGTCGCCTGACTTGGCGGATGCGTTGTGCCTGACTTTTGCGGGCAATGCTGCTATGGTTGGTGGGCGTGGTTACCATTGGAAACCTGGGAAGCCATTGACTCGTTCTATACGGGGTATTGTGTGATGAAATCACCAGCATGGACCCGTAAGGCGGGGCAGAACCCCAAGGGCGGCCTGAACGAGAAGGGCCGTGCATCTTACAAGGCTGCAACGGGTGGCACGTTGAAGCCTCCAGTGAAGTCGGGCGATAATCCTCGCCGTGCGAGTTTCCTTGCTCGCATGGGTGGTATGCCGGGGGCTGAGCGGGATGAAAAAGGACAGCCGACACGTCTTCTTTTATCGTTGCAAGCGTGGGGCGCCAGTTCTAAGGCGGATGCAAAGGCCAAGGCAAAAGCCATCTCCGCGCGAAATAAGGGAAAGAAGCCATGAAGAAGCCGGTCTGGAAGACGAAGGATCCTACCAAGTCGGACAAGAAGCTGACTTCTTCCCAGAAGGCTTCCGCGAAGGCCGCAGCGAAGAAGGCGGGCCGAAGCTACCCGAACTTGGTCGATAACATGCGCGCTTCGCGCAAGAAGTAGGAGAACAGGCATGTCGTCTTTTCTTGCGAATGGTAGGACTTGGGCTGACGCGGTTGCGATTACCAAGTCTGACACGGAGAGCAACGCGTTTTCCGGCATCTATGTCGGCGGGGCGGGGAACGTTACGGTTCTTACCGAAGAAGGTACGACTGTTACGTTTACCGCGCCTCCTGTTGGCACTATAATCCCGATCCGCACGCAGAAGGTTTTGGCCTCTACGACGGCAACCCTTCTGGTTGGTTTCCGGTAATGGAGAATTGACGTGTCCGACATTGATCTGAAGACGCTTCCGCCGGACACGAATATCCCGACGACCGGCTATCTGTTCGGTGCGGACAACCAGACGACGAATACGCCGAGCGTGTACCCCGTGACTGTGGTTGCGGATGCAGTCGTTCAGATCATTGGTAACCTTGTTGGCCCTACCGGCCCTGCTGGCACGGCTGGGCCTACGGGGCCGACGGGAGTTGCGGGGGCAACTGGGGCTACTGGTCCAACCGGTCCTACAGGGGCTGCTTCTACCGTTGCTGGACCTACCGGACCGACGGGTGTTGCGGGGGCTACTGGACCTACCGGCATTGGCGGCCCTACCGGCCCCACTGGCTCGCCCGGAGATGGCATCACCTACAAGGGAACGGTTGCCACGGTAGGCAATCTTCCTTCGTCTGGTAATGCTGCGGGTGACGCGTATGTCGTCACCGCTGACAATCATTTGTACATCTGGAACGGCTCTGTCTGGACCGACGCAGGACTTGTTTCAACCGGGATTACCGGTCCTACCGGTCCTACTGGGCCGACGGGTGCTGCGGGGGCTACTGGAGGTGTCGGTCCTACCGGGCCAACTGGCGCGGCTTCTACGGTTGCCGGACCAACTGGGCCTACGGGTGCTTCCGGTACGTCCGTTGGCCTGACGACATTCCTTGACGGCGCCACGGCTACCGGGCCGCAGGCTTACAATCTTCTTGTCGTCCCCAATACCGGGACGCAGACGACCCTCACCCGCACGACCAATTCCAGCTCCGGTGTGCTTCTCGGCTCGTTTGTCACGCCTGCTGGCGTCCCGAGCAACACGTCTTTCGTGGGCGGGCTGTGGACCCTCCACGCTTGGATAAGCCATCAAGCAGGCGGCAACACCTTCCGCTTCTGGATTGAGGTGCAGGAAGTCGCGTCGAACGGGACTACGGTTCTCCAGACCCTTGCGACTGGAGATTATGCTTCTGGAACTCCTGTTACGTCCGCAACAGCGTCGATACTTGAGTCCGATCTATTTGTCCCGTCTTCTACTCTGGCAAGCACGTCAAGCCGCATCCTTGTGAACGTCTACGTGCAGGCCCAGAGCGGAACGCCTGACGCGATCCTCTACATGCGCGGCAATACGCAGTCCCATGTTGTGACGACGATTGCGTACAATGTGGCTGGGCCTACCGGGCCGACTGGACCTACCGGAGCATCTCCTACTGTTGGCGGCTCCACCGCGCAGATCCTGTACAACAACGCTGGTTCCATTGGCGGCGTTTCGACCTTCACGACGGATGGAACTTCGCTTACGCTAAGCGGTTCAACGTCGGGTAATTTATTCAGGATTACGCAGACGGGTTCAGGTAATGCTTTCGTTGTTGAAGACGAAACGAACCCTGATAGCACGCCTTTTGTAGTGACAGCGGCGGGGGATGTTGGCGTCGGAACGTCGTCGCCCACCCGTAAACTCTCCGTAGACGGCGGAAACCTGTCGGTAACGAACGCCACCTACGCCTTTGCGGAAATCAACTCCGGCACTGTTCAGGGGCAGTTTGCGGCAAATGCGGGCGGCACATTAGACATCCGCGCGGTGTCTAATCACGCGATGTTGCTGTATACCAACAACACCGAGCGCGTGCGGATCGACACGTCCGGGAACGTGGGCGTCGGAACGTCGTCGCCCACGACAAAACTAGACGTTGCCTCTGCTGGCACGACATCCACCATCATACAGACGCGAAACGGGACAACCAGCGTCTACCTCGACGCCAATAACGGGTACTCCTACCTTAACACCTTTACCAACCACCCCATGTTGTTCGGCACGAACAACGCCGAGCGTATGCGCATCGCCGCCTCCGGGAATGTCGGGATTGGAATTAATGCCCCTCTTTTCAAGTTGGATGTCAGAGGCGGCGACGGAACCATTGGAAACTTCGTTGGCGCTGGGGGGAGTTTCCACGGTCTTGCTGTGTCAGCGTCCGACGCCTCGGCGTCAAATTATCGTGGGATATTTTACGACGTTCGTAACGAGAATGGCCTCCCTGTCGCCAATATGTTGGCAGATGTACTTACAGATGGGGGTTCGGCTTGGGCTTGGACCACCGCCCCAGCAGGTTCTCGCACGTCTGATCGACGTGTCGAGCGTATGCGCATTACGGGCGACGGCAACGTGGGCATCGGGACTTCAACTCCCGACGTGATCCGCTTGCGTGTAAAGGGTGTGAACACAACGAGTTCGAACTTCGCTTTTTACGCGGAAAACTCGGCCAACGCAGATTTATTCTACGTCAGAAACGACGGTTTTATCGCAACCGGCACGGGTGCAAACTCCCCGTTTAATTTAACAACCGGTTCGGCGGCAAATCTGGTTATTTCAACTGGTGGTGTGCTTTCTCGCTCCACGTCTTCTATCAAGTACAAGACAGATGTTCAGGCGGCGACCCACGGCCTTACCGAACTCATGACCCTTCGCCCCGTCACCTACAAGGGCAAGAACGACGGGGATACTGTCTTTGGTGGTTTGATTGCTGAAGAGGTTCATGCAGCGGGCCTGACTGAGTTTGTGCAGTACGCGGACGATGGGTCTCCAGACTCTCTAGCTTATGGGAACATGGTCTCTCTCTGCATCAAGGCCATCCAACAGCAGCAGGCTCAGATTGGAGACCTCAAGGTTCGCGTCGCAACTTTGGAGGCACGCTGATAAAGGCAGATGTCTACATGACACAAGACATGGCTCGCGCTTTGGCAGAAGCTGGTTATATGACAGTTGCAGAGTACATCAGGCTCTGTGAAGAAAACGGATGGGGTTAGGCATGGCTATCGCATACTCTTGGACCTTCCCGCAGTTCGACGTGGCTCCGTCCGAGGACGGCTTGAGCGAGGTCGTGAAGACGATCCACTGGCGTCTCGACGCCATCGACGCGGGCATCACCGCTGGCGCTTACGGCACCGTTGCTCTTGGCGAGCCCTCGCCTGACAACTTCACCCCATATGCCGACATTACGGAGCAGTGGGCTATCGATCAGACTTCCGCTTTGATCGACCTTCCAGCTGTGCAGGCTGCCCTTGCTGGCGAGATCGCAAGGAAAAAGAACCCGCCCGTGGTTCCGATGATGCCTCCGTTCGCTCAGAGCTGATGATCTTATGAAGATTTGCGTGTACGCCATATCCAAGAACGAAGAGCACTTCGTAGAGCGTTTCTGTGAAAGCGCAAAAGATGCCGATCTGATCCTCATCGCAGATACGGGGTCAACTGATGGCACAGACAGAAAGGCTCGTGAGTGCGGGGCTGTCGTACACGACATCTGCATTTCTCCTTGGCGCTTTGATCTTGCCCGGAACGCTGCTCTGGCCCTTGTGCCACGCGCTTTCGACGTGTGCATCTCTCTGGACCTAGACGAGGTTCTAGAGCCAGGATGGCGCGAAGAGATTGAGCGCGTCTGGAAGCTGGGAGAGACTACGCGGCTTCGGTATCTGTTCGACTGGGGATGCGGGATTAAGTTCCGCTACGAAAAGATCCACGCTCGCCACGGCTACCGCTGGCATCATCCCTGCCATGAATATCCGGTTCCTGATGGGCGCATTGAGGAGGTTTGGGCGGAAACCGATAGCCTCCTCGTGTCGCACCATCCGGATCCCACCAAGAGCCGTGGCCAGTACCTCGACCTTCTCACGCTGTCCGTGAAGGAAGACCCGCACTGCCCGCGCAACGCCTTTTACTACGCACGCGAGTTGACGTTCCATTACCGATGGGCTGATGCGATCACCGCGTTGAAGTCCTACTTGGATCTGCCGGGTGCGACGTGGCCTAACGAGCGCGCCTACGCCATGCGGTTGCTTGGAAAAGCTCACGAAGAGACTGGCAGCCCGCAAGATGCCGAGAAATGGTTTCATGCGGCGTGCGCTGAAGCTCCGAACACACGCGAGCCGTGGTGCGATCTGTCTATGCTGATGTATCGCCAGCATCGCTGGGAAGAGTGCTTCGCTTTTTCCATGCGTGCGCTGCGGATCAAGCATAAGGAATTGGTCTACACCTGCGATCCTGCGGTTTGGGGACATTGGCCGCACGATCTGGCCTCCATTTCCGCTTGGCATCTTGGCCTGAAGGATCTCGCTATTGAGCAGGCTAAGATTTGTGTAGAATTGAGCCCGGACGATGAGAGGCTTAAGGCGAACTTGGATTTTTGCCTGAAGGAGTTGTGATGCCTGAGATGCCAAACGGTCTTCTTTCGCCGCGAATGAAAGAAATGATGGGCGAGGGCGAGATGGATCGTTCCTGCCCGATGGCTACTCGTGACATCACGCTGAACCTCAAGAACCGGGGTAAGGCGATTGATAAGGCGTCCTACGGGCCGATGAACCCGAACGAGCCTAACGAGGCGTATTGGTCGAAGCTGGCGTCTAAGTGGGATGTTCTCCCCGAAGAGGCCAAGACGATGCGTTGCGGCAACTGTGCGGCGTTCAACCAGACTGACCGCATGGAGAAGTGCATTGAGGCCGGTATCTCCGAGGACATGAAGGACGCCATGGATGTTGTGGAGGCTGGTGACCTCGGCTTCTGCGAAATCTTCGACTTCAAATGCGCCTCTGACCGAACCTGCGCGGCATGGATCGTCGGCGGACCGATTGAGGGCGAAGAAGACGGCGAAGAGGAAGAAGGTGAGGAAGGCGAGTACGAGGACGAAGAGGAGTACAAATGATCCTCACGCAGATGGGCGAAGCGTTCACGCGGGTTGAGATACCCGCGTTGACGCAGTATCTCCCATGCAACCCTTCGTTCGCAGTCTATGGGTTCGAGTACCTCGCCACGGTTCGCGGCTGCAATTACGACTTGCAGCGTGGGTATCACTTCACCATCGGCTCTGCGCCGTCGAGGACGCCTGATAGCCAGAACTATATCGCGTACTTCTCGCGCGATATGGAGCTTCGCAGCTATTGGTTCCTTGAGGACAGGCATCTCCGTAAGGATGAGCGCGCCTTAGACGGGATCGAAGACCTACGGCTGTTCGTCCATCAAGGGTCGCCTCGCGTTCTCGGCTCTGCGTTGCATTATACGCCAACGCCGAAAAACACGATGGTCCTTTGCTGGATGGACGACGACCGACTGGCCGATCCGGTGTTCATCAAGTCCCCGAAAGCAGCAGCAGTTGAGAAAAACTGGATGCCGTTGGTTCGCGGGAATGACCTGTATTTCGTCTACTTCGTCGCGCCGTTCGAGCTTTACAAGCTGGATGGCGACGAGTTGAAGCTCGTGGACAAGGCCCCGCCATTGGACGGTTGGTCCACCGACTTGTCGGGATCTTCCTGCGTCTGTCCGTATGAGGACGGCTATATCGCGGTGATCCACAACAAGACCATCGACCACAGGAAGCGGCTGCACTTCTATCGCCACTTCCTTGTCCTGTTCGATGCAGACATGCGCCCCAAGAAGATCAGCAGAAAGTTCTCCTTCGAGGAGGAACGTGTAGAGTTCTGTTCAGGACTTGCCATAGACGGCAATAATGTCGTCTTCAGCTATGGACTTATGGACCAGAAAGCTGTGATCCTCAGAATGTCCAAAGACAGTTTGAGGAGGCTGTTTTGAACCTATCAATCTGCATACCTGCGCGGGAGACTGTCCATTCGTTCTTCGCCTACGATCTGGCGATGCTGTCGATGTACTTCTACGCGAAGGCTCCCGAAGGCTCAGCGATTAACCTTCATATGGTGAACGGAACGCTGATCGCTGACCAGCGCCAGAAGCTCGCGATGCTGGCCTTGCAGCACAAGGCCGACTACGCGCTGTTTTTGGATAGCGACATGCGGTTCCCGCGCGATCTGGCCCAGCGACTGATCGCTCGCGACAAGGACATCGTGGCCTGCAACTACTCGACCCGCAGGATGCCGCCTAAGACCGTCGCGTGGTCCGACTTCTCCATGATGGAGTTTGTGACTTCGCATGATCGCGAAGGCGTCGAGGTGGTGGACGCCATCGGCATGGGCGCGATGCTGGTCAAGACAGAGGTCTTCCAGAAGCTGCCGCAGCCTTGGTTCCAGGTCGTCTATTCCAAGTCCGCGCGGGCGTTCATTGGCGAAGACATCTACTTCTGCCAGCTTGCCAAGGCGCACGGGTTCAGGGTGCATGTGGACCATGACGCCAGCAAGCTCATCAGGCATATAGGTTCCTTCGAGTTCAGCCACGAGCATGTGGCTGCTTGCCAGGAGAAAGACGATGAAGGGTCAGAAGAAAGTTGCTAAGGTTATGCGGGAATACAAGGGTGGCTCACTTCATAGTGGAAAGGGCGGCCCTGTGGTAAAGTCACGCAAGCAGGCGGTAGCGATTGCCCTCTCAGAGGCTGGGATGGCGAAGAAGAAAAAGGGAAAGTGAGCGATGGCCCAAGGCTATGACCCTGATCTGATCCCCCAGAGCGCTGGTGGTGCGATCAATCGCGGATACAATCCCAAGACGGGTTTTGCCTTGGGCTCCAACGAGCGCGCCCCGGAGGAGGAAGGTTCCCCCGGTGAGGTGCAGGAGCCGATGTCGGATGAGGAGTTCCGCTACATCGTCTTCCAGGCCATCGAGGACTCCGGGACGTACATTGATAGCTACCTCGCGCCAGAGCGCGAGCGGGCGATGTCGTACTACCTCGGGGACGCCTTCGGGAACGAGGAAGACGGTCGCTCGCAGGTGGTGCTGACTGAAGTCCGCGACACTGTTCTGGCGATGCTCCCGTCTCTTCTCCGCATCTTTACGGGCGGGGATCAGATCCTTGAGTTCGTCCCGCGTGGCGCGGAGGACGTGGCTGCTGCGGAGCAGGCCACCGATCTGGTGAACTATATATTTTACCAGGAGAACCCCGGCTTCCGTATCCTGCACGACGCGATCAAGGATGCCCTGATCCTCAAGACCGGCGTTCTGACGTGGTACAAGCACGACGAAGAGACCGTCGAGTACCACAGCTACTCCGGCCTCTCTATGGCAGAGGTCAACTTCATTCTCGCTGATCCTACAGTCGAGATGGATATGCTGTCCGAAGAGATGGACATGAATACGGGAGAAGTCCGTATTTCGATGTCCATCAAGCGGATCAAGCGCGAGCCGAAGTATCGGATTGAGGCGATACCGCCTGAGCAGTTCTTGATTGATAACGAGGCGACGAACCTCGACGATGCTCTCTATGTCGGGCGTCGTAAGCTGACGACGATCTCCGAACTTGTCGCCATGGGCTACCCCCGCGACATTATCGAGATGAACGCCGGAACCGGCGGCTTCGAGATGAACAACGAAGTGATCGTCCGAAATCCGGCGGATCAGTCGTTCTTCGGCATCACGAACCAGAACGATGAGAGCACCGACAAGGTGTTCTACGTCGAGTCCTATATCCGCGTGGATAAGGACGGCGACGGGATCGCTGAGCTTCACAAGGTCTGTTCTGTCGGCAACGGCGGCTACATCCTCCATCAGGAAGTCGTCCAGCAGGCTCCGTTTGCTTTGCTGGAGCCGGACCCGACACCGCACACGATCTTCGGCAAGTCGATTGCCGATCAGACCATGGACTTGCAGCTTATCAAGTCCTCCATCATGCGGAACACGCTCGACAGCTTGGCGCAGTCGATCCATCCCCGCACGGTGGTCGTCGAGGGGCAGGTCAACCTTGACGACGTGATGAACGTCGAGACGGGCGCTGTGATTCGCGCTCGTGCGCCTGGCATGGTGCAGCCGTTGTCTGAGCCGTTTGTCGGTCAGCAGGCGCTCGGCGTCATGGCTTATCTGGACGAGGTGAAGACGCAGCGCACTGGTATTTCCCGCACGTCTCAGGGGCTGGATGCCGACGTGCTCCAGTCCACGACCCGCGCGGCTGTGCAGGCGCAGTTGAGTGCGTCTCAGGATCGCATCGAGATGATCGCGCGCCTGTTCTCGGACGGCATCAAGAGGTGCTTCCAAGGCGTGCTCCAGATGGTGACACAGCATCAGGACAAGCCGAAGATCATCCGGCTGCGTAACCAGTTCGTCCCGATTGATCCGCGCGGTTGGGACGCGAAAATGGACATGATCGTGAACATCGCCCTTGGGCGTGGTTCAGACGATCAGCGGATGATGTTCCTTCAGGCGATCTCTGCCCAGCAGAAGGAGATCATCTCCAACTTCGGCCCGTACAACCCACTGGTGTCTCTGGAGCAGTACCGCGACACGCTGGCTGAGATCACGAAGCTGTCCGGCTTCATGGATCCGGCGAAGTTCTGGAAGCCTGTTACCCCGGATGATGTTGCGGCATTTATGCAACAGCAACAGAAGCCTCCGGCACCAGATCCGGCGCAGATCCTTGCGCAGGTCGAGGCTGAGAAGATCAAGGCCGACATCGTTATCAGCGCGGCCAAGCAGGAATTGGAGCGCCAGAAGGCGATAGCGTCTGCGGATCTGGAGCGGGACAAGCTCTACGTTGACGCGATGCTGAAGGCTGCTGAGATCCAAGCAAAGTACAACACGCAGGTGGACATGGCCCTTATCAAGGGCGAAGTGGACCGCCAGCGTGCAGAGATACAAGCCATGTTCTCGTCGCAGCAACCTAACATGCCGGTGACCCAGTGAGTACGTTTGAACAGGAAACGCTCTGGATCGCCGCCAAAGGAATGGCGAACGACAAAGCGGTGCAGGAAGTTTTGCGGCGGCTGAAGGAGCGGGCGGTAGATGACTGGGCGTCATCACCGCCCGAAGCCGACGCCAAGAGATTGGATGCGTACCACATGGTGCGCGCCATAGCTGCGTTTGAGTCTGAGCTAACTGCGCTCGCCGCAGAGCCAGACGTGGTGCGGTTCAACAGACGCTTGAGAAAAGCGTAACAATGGAGTAATACTTTGTCTAATGCCGAACAATCGCGGCCCAGCGAACTCGGTCTAGCAGATGCCACTGCTCGTTTCGCGTCTTTGATGGACGGTGCTCCGCAACCGGAGAAGAAGGCGAACACAGAGGCTCCTGCCGCAGTCGAAGAGACTGAGGCGACAGATGAGTTGTCTTATGACGCGCAGCCCTTAGAGGGTGAGGCCACCGACGAGGTGTCCGACGAGGGCGGTGAAGGCAGCGACTCTGGTTCTGATGAGGATTCCTCAAGTGAGGATCTTTCAGATGATACTCTCGTCACCGTCGTAATCGACGGCAAGACGCAGAAAGTCACCCTGAAAGAGGCTCGGGACGGGTATCAGCGTCAGGCGGATTACCAGCGCAAGACCCAAGCCCTTGCAGAGCAAAGGCGAGAGGTCGAGTCGATACGTCAGGCGACGGAAGGCGAGAAGGCCGCTTATGCAGAAGCTGTGAGTGCGCTACGGCAGGAGATGGAAAGATATCTCCCGCAGGAACCGGACTGGCAGAAGCTGCATCAGGATGACCCGATCAACTTCCCGATCATTGAGAAGCAGTGGCGTGATTACAAAGCCCAACTTGCTGCGGTGCAGCAGCAGGAGGCGGTAATCAAGGCGCAGCAGGCTCGTGAGCAGCAAGAGCAGCTTAGGCAGATTGTCGAGGAAGGACGAAAGTACATCTTCGAAAAGATGCCCGAGTGGAAGGATGAGGCAAAGTGGTCTGCCGCGCAGAAGTCTCTGCGCGATTACGGCAAGACAGTCGGCTACTCGGATGACGAGTTGGCTGCTGCCACTGACCCCCGCGCTATCATCGTTCTTGAGAAGGCGCGTAAGTACGATGCTCTTCAGGCTAATCGCCCGCAGCCCAGCAAGGGATCTGCACCGAAGCCGATGAGGACCGGCAACCTCGCGTCATCGCCTAAGCAGACGACGGAAATTGCGAAGGTAAAACAGCGTCTCAAATCCACAGGCCACGTCAACGACGCGGCTGCCATCTTCGCCATGCTAGACAGGAAGTAAAACAATGGCTTCTCTCTCCAAGGTTACGACCTACGACGGTCCGAACTCCATCCGTGAAGACCTCGCGAACATCATCTACGACATCTCGCCCGTTGACACGCCGTTCATCTCGAACATTGGCCGTGACACCTGCGAGAACACCTACTTCGAGTGGCAGACGGACGCTCTCGCTGCAGCTGACACCACGAACGCCGCCATCGAAGGCGCGGACGCTGGCAACGCCAACTTCGACCCGACTGTCCGCGTGGGTAACTACACGCAGATCAGCACGAAGGTGATCTCCGTCTCCGGCACCGATGACTCGGTGAACAACGCCGGTATGCGCACCCAGATGGCCTACCAGACTGCGAAGTCTGCGAAGGAGCTGAAGCGCGACATGGAAGCCATCGTCACCAGCAACCAGGCTGGCGTCGCGGGCAACAGCACGTCCACGCCCCGCAAGACCGCTGGTCTTCCGACGTGGCTCATCACCAACTCGCAGGCGAACGGCGCGACCGTCTCCTCGATGTCCGGTGCTGGCGGCAACGGCTACCCCTCGACCGCGTGGACGAGCCTTTCGACCTCGACAGACGTTGCTCTGACCGAGACCATGCTCAAGACCGCTATTCAGCAGGTCTGGACGCAGGGCGGTGACCCCAAAATCTTCATGGTCAACGCTTACAACAAGACTGTCGCCTCTGCGTTTGCTGGCCTTGCTCAGCAGCGCATTAACTACACCTCCGCTACGCCGATGAAGATCATCGCCACGGCTGACGTGTACTTGGGCGACTTCGGTGAGGTTTCCATCGTTCCGAACCGCTTCCAGCCCGGCAACTTCGCCTTTGTGCTGGACCCGGAGTACGCTTCGATCTCGTACCTGCGTCCGTTCCGCACGTTCGATCTCGCCAAGACCGGCGACTCGGACAAGAAGGAAATGGTTGTCGAGTACGGCCTGCGCGTCCGCAGCGAGAAGGCTCACGCTGTGATCGCGAACATCATCCCGTCGTGATGAGTAGAGGGCGGGGGACATCCCCCGCCCTTTTCATGGAGAGGGCATATGGCAGAGGAATACGCTCCCGGTTCGTTCAATCTGGGATACGACAGCATCAGCGGAACGCTGACCAAGATGCACATCACGACAGATCAGAAGCTGATTTTCGAGGATGTCGTGAACATCGACCAGATCGCCGCTCAGAACAAGATCGACCGAGACGCGATCAGCAACACAGAGAAGTTGCCGGATGGGATGGTCCGGGTGGCATCTCTTCCCATGTTGGTGTACTTTGATCTGAAGAAGCGGGGCATCTTGGAAGACAAGACGGCTCTTCGGAAGTGGCTCAAGTCGGAAGAGGCGGTACCCTTCCGAACTCATAGGATCACTAGCTGATGCCCACGATTACCAATTACTCGACACTTCAGAGCGCGGTTGCCGACTATCTGAACCGGGCGGATCTGACCTCTCAGATCCCCATGTTCATCCAGTTCGTTGAGGCTGACATCAGCACGCGCCTTCGTTGTCGGGAGATGGTTGTTCGTGCGACCACGACGAACGATGAAGAGTTCGTCGAGCTACCTACCGATTTTCTGCAAGCCCTCAATCTGCAAATCGTCGGCGGAAAGACGCCTCTTCGCTATGTCACGCTGGACGAGGCGGACCAGATCAAAGCCTCCCAAATCTATACGCAGGTTGTCGCATACACGATAGTCGATGGAGCTATCGAGCTTGTTCCTGCGCCCGCAGACGATGTTCAGATTGAGATGGTTTATTACCAGCAGGTTCCGCCTCTCTCTAACGTAACCACTACAAACTGGCTTCTGTCGAAGTCGCCGGACGTGTACCTATACGGGGCGCTTGTCCATGCTGCGCCTTTCCTGATGGATGACCAGCGGATCAACACCTTCGCTTCTTTCTACGCCCAGCGAGTTGAGGCGCTGAACTTGGACTCTGACCGCGCTGTGCATAGCGGTTCACCGCTTGTCGCGCGCCCGAGAGTGAGGTTCGGATGAGCCAGTGCAACGATTGGCCCATTGTCCCTGTTCTACCGGCTACGTGGTCCACGCAGGGGCTAAACCCTTCAAGCTGGACGATCATACAAAAGGTTAACCTCACTTGGGGTTTAGGGCGGCGTCTCCTTTGGGGTGAGTGCCGGTTCCTTGTCTGGCTTCAGAATTAGAGAGAGCGCCAATGGCCGACTCATTTACAACGAACCTCAACCTCACGAAGCCCGAAGTTGGCGCTTCCAAGGACTCTTGGGGGACGAAGCTTAACTCGGATATGGATACGATTGACGCGCTATTCGCCCCTAGCGGGAATGGTACGTCTGTCGGGCTCAACGTCGGGGCCGGGAAGACACTGAACGCTACGAACGGAGAAGTATTGCTTCCCGCTGTAGCGGCTCCTGCCCAAACAGCAGATGGGTCTGTCGTTTGGGATAGCGATGATAACCTTCTTACTGTTGGGACTGGCTCTGCGCGTAAGGTTATGGCTGACACCGACAGCGCCCAGACGTTGACGAACAAGACGTTGACGAGCCCAGTAGTCAACACGCCGACAGTCTCAACGCCGACTATAACGGGCGGAACAATCAACAGTACGCCAATTGGCGGGACAACTCCTGCTACTGGTGCATTTACGACATTGTCCGCTAGTGGTGCTTCGACACTCACCGGAAATATCGGCACGTCTGGAGATGTCACGCTCAACAGTGTATCAACTGAGCGCAGAGTAAATTGGACGCTGACAGGGAAGACCGTATATTTCTTCATCCGCGATAGCGATGATACGTGCGGCCTTTATGACACGGGGACAAGTTCATCGAGATTTATCTCCGATGTATCCGGCAACTTCACAGCTACTGGAAACGTCACGGCATATTCTGACGCCCGCCTAAAAGAAAACATTGAGACCATTTCCGGCGCACTTGGGAAAGTCGCAGCCATGCGTGGTGTCACGTACACGCGAAAGGATACCGGCGCTAAAGGTATCGGTGTTTTGGCGCAAGAGATGCAGGAGGTTATCCCAGAGGCCGTTCTTAACAATGGAGAGCACTTGTCCGTATCTTACGGAAACCTCGTGGGCGTCCTCATTGAGGCCATTAAGGAACTATCGGAGCGGGTCCGTAAATTGGAGGGCGACTGATGCCGCTTCCTTCCTCCGGTACTATATCCTTAAACCAAATAAACGCTGAGTTCGGACGAGGCACAAACCTCAACGCCTATCGTGGTGGTCCGTTTTGGCGGCCAGGCACCGCGACGACGTTTTACTTCCCCACGGGTCTTATTTCTCTCTCTGACTTTTACGGCACGCTGGGAGCGAGCCCGGTCGTCCCTGGTTCTACAACTTACTCAAGTCCGGGTACGTATTCCTTCTCTGTCCCTCTTTACAACACGATCACAATCGAGGTGTGGGGCGGTGGTGGTGGTGGTTCGTTCTACAACCAAGGAACTCAGGCGAGCGGCGGCGGTGGAGGCACATCTACTGCTTCTATAGCGCAAGGAACCTTGATCTCTACGGGCGGGCAAGGTGGTTTTCTTTTCGGAGGACCGTCGTCTGCCGGTGGCACGGGTTCTGGCCCCGCTGGATCTACAACCGCAAGCGGCGGTTCATCTGCACAGGCATATCCATATCCGACTGGAGGCGCAGGCGGTGGTCCCGGGGGCGGTGGCGGCGGATACTACCTTACCAACGGCGGGCGCGGCGGAACCCCGGGCGGCGGTGGCGCAGGATATAGCACTTTGTCTCCGGGTGGGAACTTCCGATCAGTGTCCGGTGGTGGTGGGGGAGGCTACGTTTCCTACACAACTACTGCTAGCATAGGGTCTGCAATCTCTCTTACCGTTGCGGCTGGAGGCGATGGAGCTTTCGGCGTCCCCGACGCCGATGGTGGCCCCGGAATTGTCAAGTTCACATGGAGTTGACCTATGCTCAAGCAAGGCTCCGTTCCGGTTGATACAATCTTCGTCCATTGCTCGGCAACTCGCCCGGATTGGATGGAAACGTACCCATTGAGCGCGAAGGTCTCCGAGATTGCTCGGTGGCATAAGCAGCGGGGATGGGGTTCTATCGGGTATCACTATGTCATCGACCGGAACGGGGAGGTTGCGGTTGGCCGCCCTGAGACCACTGAGGGCGCGCACGTTCGCGGACACAACAAGGGGTCTATCGGTATCTGCCTAGTTGGGGGGCATGGCTCTTCCGAGAACGATGCCTTTGAGAAGAATTACACCTCCAAGCAGGCCAAGGCGCTGCGGGAGTTGATCTCCGACATCAGCCATCGCGCAGAGGGCGTGAGCGTTCGCGGTCACAACGAGGTCGCGGCTAAGGCTTGCCCAGGTTTTAACGTGAAGCGGTGGATGGACGCGAAGCCTCCGAAGAAGAAGCTCTCCGAGAGCACGACGATGCAGGCCAGCGCAGCGCAGGTTGCCGCTGGAGCAGGCGCGGGCATCACGGCGGTGAGCGCCCTAGAGGGCCATGCGCAGCTTATCGTGATTGCGTTCGCTGTGGTTGCTGTCTGTGCTGCGGCGTGGGTTATGCGTCGGCGTATCCAGCAATGGGCGAAGGAGCAGGGCGAATGATTTGGCTTCGGTTCATCTTCTCGCCTGTCGGGCGCGTGGCTGCTGCTGTCGCGGCAGCTTTCGCTTTTCTGTTTATGTCGTACGCCAAAGGGCGCAGGGAAGGCGTCGAGAAACTGAGACAGGAGCAGCGAGATGAAGAAACCCGCCGCCTTAAGGCTGCCATTGAAGCTGACGCTCGCGGTCGTGAGCGGATTGCTCGTGGCGAGCTGCTCCAGAACGACGGGTATAGGCGCGACTGAGTGCCTTGTGTGGCAGCCGATCTCTTGGTCCATAAAAGATACGCCACAGACCATCGAAGGTGTTAAACTGAACAACGCCAGACGCGACGCTTACTGCACGGGACGATGAGATGGATCAGGCGGATTTGCATCAGGACTTGGGATCTATGAAAGCCCAACTGGAAGTCCTGAACCGCGAGATGCGGGATCTGAAAAACGATGTTCGCCAGATCCGCGACGACTTCGCTCAGGTAAAGGGTGGATGGCGTACCCTGATCGGCATCGCCGCCCTTCTCGGTGGCGGTGTCTCTTGGCTCGCAACGCACTTCTTCGGGAAGCAATAAATGCCCCTCATCCCGCTGAACGTACCCCCAGGAGTTGTTAGGGCTATCACGCCCCTGCAATCCAAGGGGCGCTGGTACGACGCCAACCTTATCCGTTGGCGTTCTGGCGCTTTGCTGCCGGTCGGCGGGTGGGAGCGCATCACCGACACCCCGTTCAGCGCGGCTGTTCGCGGCATCTTCACTTGGACGACGCCCCAGAATATCCCGTATGCCGCCATCGGGCTCAGCAACAAGCTGTACTCCATAGAGGGCGCGACATACACGGATATTACCCCGTCAGGGTTTACCGGCGAGACTGAAGGTCTTTACGGGGCTTATGGCGCTGCCGATTATGGCGAGTATTACTACGGCCTCGATGATCCGACGTATACGATCTCAACGGCTGTTCGCTCGTCCAACGTCGTTACGATTACGACATCGGCCACGCA